GTTCCACTGTAGCTACTACAGAAAGCATTTATAAGGTGTCTAGCCACTCCCACCACAGGAGCCCTAGACTGGGCTGTTGCTCCGTCCACACGTTTTAGTCTTCTGGAAGGAGTGTAGTTCTCCACCTACGGTTGTTTTACCTATCCCTACATGGGCGGCCGCGGTCAAGTCCGTATGTACCGACTGAGTCTATGGTAATCAGCATACCCACTTTCATAACGGTAAAGTGTAACCGGGGTTAATAGTATAAATGATCTTTTAGGTAACCTAAATAATCACTTACACCTTTTTCTAAACTATGTGTTATTGTAGCATCGTAACCTATACTTGTCAACGGTTTAATGTTTGCTTTGGTATCTTTTTGATACTGTTTGGACAAATCTTCTGGCATCGGAATATATTCTATTCTTGCACCAGTTGCGCCCGAAACAAATCTCGCAAGCTCTTCAAAACTTCTACTAACACCTGTTCCTAAATCGTACACACCCTGTCGATAGTTTTCTGGCTGAGCCATCCACCAACAGGCTTTACATACATCTAGTACATGAATAAAGTCTCTTCGATAGTTTTCACTACCTTCAAATACTTTAATCACACCGTCCTTGCTTTGGTTGAACCAATGCAGTATGGTACTAGCCATACGACCTTTGTGATATTCATTTGGTCCGTAGACGTTAAAGAATCTCAAACAGGCCGCATCGGCAACAATTTCGTTTTCACTAACCAATTTGCTAAAAGCATATTGATTAAGTGGTCCAGTACCGTTGCCTGTAATAGCGGCAGTACTGGCAAACACCAATGGAACTCGCATTTCTCTACAGAACCAAGCCCATTGACGTGTTGCTAACACATTCTTCTTGTACAATTCAGCCCAATTATTAGCCAAGGTATTACTGATAGCACCCATGTGAATGACTGCTTCAATATACCCTGGGTTCGTGCTAAACAGATTTTGAACTTCTTCAGTGTTCATTAGGGTAAACTTCTTACCGACCAAATTACTAAATTGTGATGGTTCGGGCAAATCATCAATAACAATGATGTCCTCTCTCCCTAGGGAGTTTAAGTATCCAACCATTACGCTACCAATAAATCCGCCACCGCCAGTTACAACTATCATTTAGATCTCCAGGAATTGTCTTACCCAAGCCAACCGAGCTTGTTCATCCATATCTGTATATTGTACAATATTTTCACGTATTGCGTCAACCAATGGATAGTATTCTTCATCAAGATTGTGCTTGATGTCATTCTTCAAGTCTACTAATTTATCCGTACGTGGATTGCGAGCAACCCACTTTGAAGTCAAGTAGTATGGTGACTTGATCTTGGCACTTACACCATCGTCAGTATAGAATACATAACCTTCGTGCTTGCACTCTTTGGCCAACACCTGCAATTGAGCCATGTTAGTTGTTACACTTTCAGCCCAAAAGCATTTAAGCGTGTCGCGAGCAAAGTCCATTAGGAAATAAGGGTCACGCACAATCTTAGAACCCCATGAGTTTTCACGAGCTCCTAACAAGTACATGCCTGACTTTTCTGGTATGATATGTGGATCGTTTGGATGCACACATTCAAACATAAAAGTCATTCCCAAGCAATCTGCTGTACCTAATGCCATACGCCAATCTGTCAAAGGCATGTGTGTTACCATCATTTCCTTTGCCATAGTAACATAGTCGCTGTCTGTGCTACCAGTAGTAGACACTAACAGTTCTCCATTGTGTACAGTCATAGCAACCATAAATCCATTTACTTTACGAAACGCTGTAACCTTAGCATCATTAGTCAGCACAGGTGCTTCCTTTTCGATGCCGTAGTTATAGATTTTTGTAAACGGATAAGTTACTAAATTAAAATCAGCATCTACAATGGACCCACGGCACTCCGCAATAAAGCGGTTCCATAGTCCATCATAGAATACTTTCTTTTTATATTTTAGTACGTAGATCCCATCCCCACATTCTTTCATGTTGACTAGGTTGCTGGACTCTACGTACTCCTTCAACTCGTCTCGAAACATATTAATCCTTAATAAAGCTCACGCCTTCAGAATAATAACCGTTAGATTCACCTAGCCAACGCAAGTCCACATAACCCTTACGAGTTGCAAACTTGTAGAAAGTCCAAGTGTAAGACTCGTATGCTTCAAAGTCTGCTGGGCTTTCACCTTCAACTTCTTCAGCAATCAGAATCTCTGAACCTACTAGGTCCTGTAGGTCACCAACAATGTCCTCGATGCGAACATGCTCGCAACAGTCTTGTTCGTGATACATGCGATATGTCTCGCCGTCAGTAGTCTTAAAAACTAGTTCGTTTCCTTCATCCACTAACGATGTTAGGGTTTTACCCTTCAACACATCAACTTTACAATAGTTGTCGTAGTAGCTCATACGTGATGTCCTTTAACTTCTTTATCTCTAACTTGAGAGATTGCCCATTCCATAGAAACAGCAATCATGCCTGTTGAATCCATACCCACGTCTAACGCACGGTACTTCTCTAATCCACTTTTGCCACCGTGTAAGTGACCATGAAAGTGCAACGCACCTCTGTGCATACGATCCCATTCAGCAATAGGGTAGTGAAACATAACAATATTGTGTCCATTGTATGTTACATCCAAATACTGATGTATCTCTGCAAAGGAGTTTACAAATGTTGCATCCATTAACGTCTTACGGTCGTGGTTGCCTTCAATTAAAATCTTCCTTCCGTTTAATCTTCCCATCATTCGTCCTGCATCGCTTCCCGACATGAACGCAACATCACCTAAGATGTAAACAGTATCTTCTGGAGCAATCAAATCGTTCCATTCTTTTACCATTGCATTGTTCATGTAATCAACGTCATCGCGAAATCTCGCACGGGTTACTGGACAGAACTTCATGATGTTCTTGTGACCAAAATGTAAGTCACTAGTAACCCATGTTCTCATATATCACCTTCTCGTTCTTTGGGAACCACAAACCCCCAATCGGTCTCAATGCCGTTGATAGTATGTGGTTCGTTTTCATCATAAGTCCAACCAAGGACTTTCATCATCTTGTGCTTGACTAGCAGGTTAGGACTACGAAACACTTCAGTGTCATCAAATCCCATCATTACTCCTATTTCGCATACAGCACCGCTACGACAAACGCCTGCCACACAATGTACAATGACATTCATGCGATTGTCGTGAGCGTGTTGTAAAAGAGTAACAAGTTGCTCTGCTTGTGCATCTGTAATCTTCATTTCGTCTTCTAAGCACTTGTCGTCTTTTTCAAGATCAAGAAATTCAAATTGATAAACTTCTTTAAACTCGTGCTTAGGAGTAGGAAACTCCATTCCGCAATCAACAATTTGAATTAACATACTGTTGATTCCAGCGTCAATGTGGAACCCTTTTTTGATATCGCTCAATGCTACGTTTTGGATCCACATTTTACTCTCCTTTAAGTGTGCCAAATTTCATCAAACCCTTCTTCAAGGGTCGGTTCTTCCCAACCTTTAATCATGCTGTCAATTACATGTTGTGGGATGTGTTTGCCCGGACGATTCTGCAATCGACTAGCAAGTTCTTCTGGATCGGGTGTAGGAAATACTACAGCAACCATTTTGTAATTTGGAAGCATATTGAATTTCTTCTTGCGACTTTTAACAGTTGTACTAGTTTGGTCCCAAATTATAGTATGGCCGTGTTCACGTGCAAATACAACTTGGTTAGCCATTAACTTTACAGCAGTAGGCATGTAGTCATCAAATACTTCGGAATAAGTTGATCCACATTCTCGAGCATAATCTTCTACAAACGCATCTGTAGAAACCACAGTCAGACCTAAAGCCCAGATTTGATTTTTAATCCATGTAGATTTTCCACTACCGGGCACTCCGACTAAAATATATGCTGTTGGCATTAGCGTCTCCGTTTCTTCCATGTATAATCTGTGCCGTCTGGTAGTACACCTTCTACTATAGAATCTACTCCAAACTTACCCACTAACTCGTAGTCAGAGCCTTTAATTGTAACAAACAATGCTAGGGTTTTTGCCCAATCCATTGCAGGTGCCAAATTATTAAACTCTCTTTCGCAAAGATCATTCTCTGCATCTTTCCATATTACTATTATCTTTTCTTCTGTTTTCATTCAATTATTATACTTTATTTTTTTGGTTTTGTCAACCATTTTTGGCCCGGCTAGCAGGAATCGAACCCACATTCTAGAGGTAGAAGCTCTATGTACTATCCATTGTACTATAGCCAG